AAAACCTTACATCAACACATCATGCCAGTGTTCTCGAAGCTCTCAAATGCCTCGAACCTACTGTTCATCGGAAGGCTGCAACGATCGCAAGCCAAGAATTTCTTCTTCAAAGAGAAGGAGATCAAAGAATACGAGATGAGGAGTAAGATCATACTACACGCTGCAAGACGCAATCTATCGCAACAAGCGTACGACAAACTGAAAAACGGTTATCGACGTTCCAGTGGCGGCTCAGTTGAAGCTGAAGTCGACTTTTGGAAGACCGACCAACCATACCACGACCTGCCTCGCGACCATCATTATCGCAAAGCTCTCCGTGTCACAGAAAAGTTGTTTCGCCCATCTAGACGTCTCAAGCCTATTTCTTATCCTGACCTTCGTTTCTATCCTTGGAACCTACCCGTGTCCGCTGAGTTTCCATTCACCACATCCAACAAGTGGAGAGAGGATCTAGCTCAACGTTACCGCGAAGGTGAGATTGACGACCAAAAGCCAACATTCCACAATTTCTACAACGAAATCTTTGTCCAAAACCGAATCCTGATCCACAAGATCAAGGAAGGAGATTCTGATTTCTGGACGGAAGATGGAACCCCCATCCCGTACGGATTCACAACCCTCCATTCTCGCGCACATCTCGTGCTCGCAGAAGACGACGACAAAATTCGTGCAGTTTTTGGAGTGCCAAAGTTATTACTTATGGCCGAAAACATGTTCATTTGGAATTTGCAGAAAGAATACTTGAACGAGAAGACTGACAACCCTATGCTATGGGGATACGAAACCGCAAGAGGTGGATGGCGAAAGCTATTCGCTAATCTCGAACGGAAGAAGCCGACCTGGCTGCTTTCCTCGGATTGGAGCAAATTCGACAAATTTGCACTTCATGAGGTTATCGACGACATTCACGCCATTTGGCGGTCATGGTTCGATTTCGACCAAGGCTACGAGCCCACCGAAGCCGATCACGACGCACCTGAACGTCTATCCTACCCCGTAACATCAACAAACGAGGAGAAAATCCAACGTCTTTGGGACTGGATGACCTACTCAGTTAAACGAACACCAATCGTCTCTGAAACAGGCAACATCTACCAGTGGCAATTCAACGGAATCGCTTCTGGCTTCCAACAGACTCAACTGCTTGACTCATTTTACAATGCAGTTATGACTCTCACTTGTTTATCATCTCTCGGTATCAACATCGAGTCACCCAACTTCCTACTAAAGGTACAAGGTGACGACTCTGTCGTAGCAATCCCACAATGCAACCTCGGAGCCTGCCAGTCAAAGGAGCAATTTCTTGAACGATACGCTGAAGAGGCCAAACGCCGCTTTAACGCTGAACTTTCGACCAAGAAGACCCAGCTCTCGACTGACATCAACGACATCGAGGTTCTATCTTACCACCATACCAATGGTATTGCATGGCGAGACGAGATTGAAATCTTAGCTCACCTGTTATACCCCGAACGACCCCAAGATCTTGGCGCAACAGCCGGATCATCACTTGGGATAGCGCTCGCTAACATGGGTGGAAGTAGAAAAGTCTACGACATCTGCAAAGATGTTTTTTCTTTTATCACAAACGTCCATGAGGCGAAGATACCACAATATTATCTGACCC